ATGATAATCGTGCAGCCCACCGAGTTTCTGCGGGACAAGTTTTCCAAGCAGCGGATCAATCCCATCATCGCAAATTGTGATGATCTCAGGGCGAAAGTTTCTGAGCATGAACAAAACAGCGCTGGACAGCGGGAGAAGAACACGCTGGTGTCAAAGCAGTTTCCAGGCGGGCACCTTAACCTTGCCTCAGCGATGTCTGAGCCATCTCTTCGTTCGGAATCCGCTCAGTATATAGCTTTCGATGAAGTTTCGGCGTACGTCGACGACTGCAATGGTCACGGGGATCCATGCGGTCTGGCGCTTGGCCGGACCTCGGCCTATGAAGGCCGCAAAAAGATCTTCTACAACTCGACTCCGACCATACACGAGCAGTGCCGGATCCAGCGGGAGTATCTGACCACGGATCAGCGGAAACTCTTTGTCCCCTGCCTCAGTTGTGGGGAGATGCAGGTGCTCGTGTGGGCCAACTTCGATATCTCCGGGGAGGAACCGGCCTACCTCTGTATCAGTTGTAAGCATCGGCATTATAACCAGGACAAGACCGAAATGCTGGCTCGGGGCGAATGGCGCCCAACCGCTTCTTCAAGGGATGGGGCCCGAGGCTATCATCTGCCGGCTCTCTACGCTCCCGTCGGGATGTGGAGCTGGAGGGAATGCGTGAAGCAGTTCCGTCGAGGCCTTTCCGATCCAGTCGAGATGAAAGTTTTCGTGAACAATTGCCTTGGCGAACCTTACGAGGACGACACCATCCAGACATGCAGCCCTGATGACCTCAGGCAGCTTGCAGAGGATTATTGGCCCGCGGAGCGATTGCCGGATGGCGTCGGCGTAGTCACAGCCGGTGTCGATACACATCCCTCGCACGTTGATATCACAGTCGTAGGCTGGGGCCGTGGCCATGAGAGTTGGGTACTGGACTATTGGATCGTGCCGGGTGACTCGAATGCACCAGAACTCTGGAGGGAAGTCCACAGAAGACTGAAGACTGTCTATCGGCACAGCAACGGTCTTTCCCGGCTGCGCATTGCCACAACCTGTGTCGATACGGGAGGTCATAATACGGGCGCGGTTTATGATTTCTGTAAGTCAAAAAAGGATGAGCGAATTCTGCCGATAAAAGGGGCAAAAGGCTCTGCGGCTCCTGTCATTGACCATCCGACTGCAAAGAAGGACGTCGGCATATTTTTATTTCCAGTGGGAAAACTCGCGACACATGGCAGGCTTTTCTCATCCTTGGAAAGGTCCATTCAAAAATTCAATGAGTATCGCGACACATTGAAGACCGACCTATCGACCCGGTATAGGGATGCCGAGATTATTCACTTTCATAAAAGCCTTCCGGAAAGGTTTTTTAAGGAACTGGCGGCCCCCAAAAAGATTTGGCGCAAGGTCGAGGGTAAATTTCAAATGATCTATGAAACGGTGGCAGGTGTGGATGATCACGCGCATGACTGTCTCCGCTACGCGCACGCTGCGCGGGATTATATGAGCGATATTGATATTGAGAAGGTTTGCGACGACTTTGATGGAAAGGTTAAGAATGAAGCTTGAACAGCAGCTGAGATCTGTCCAGGAGGCTATTGCGCGCATTGAAGAGGGCGGTCAGGAAATTGACCTGGAGGTTAACGACCATCGCCGCCGCGTTGTAAGGGCTAGGTTAAATGACTTATACGATCGTGAAACAAAGCTTAAGCTGGCTATCAGCCGTAAGCGCAATGGAGGAATGATCGATGCGATCCCTTGTTAATGCCAATCAGGTCTATGTTCGAAATCGTGCTGGACGTATCCATCGCTCCATAAAGGAGCAGTCCGAGTTCCGTGGGGCAGACGCCCCTTACAGGTCCACCTCACGGCGGAGTCTGGCCGCATCGGAGTGGTTTCCGATTTCCGGCTCCTCGGACGAGGCGCTACTTCACGCGCAAAAAACGCTGAGGGATCAATCGCGAGATCTTGATCGAAACGAAGGCCTCGCCCGCGGAGCCATTGAAAACTATGTGACCAACGTCGTCTCGGATGGCCTTAGGCCTCAGTCCCGTGTTGACCATAGGCTCCTCGGTGTCACGGAGAAGCAGGCCCGCGAGTTCGAGCAGATGGCGGAAACGATCTTCGAGATGCACATGAGCAGCACAATGGCGGATTTTCATGAGACGGCAACTTTCCCCCTTATGCAGGCCCAGGTGCTGCGAGCAGCGTTCCTAGATGGCGACAGCCTCGTAGTCAGGCGGTTCTCCAAAAAACCGGGAGCGATACTGACCACGTCCGTCCAGCTTATTGATGGGGCAAGGCTTCGGAATCCGGATCGGAATGTAAATCCGAGCATGGATGTCCGGGAGGGGGTGGAGTTTCGGGATGGCGCTCCAATTGCCTACCATGTGGTAAAGCCGGGATCGAACCGCTTTTTGGGAACGGAAACCGTTCGGGTTCCGCGCTTTGATAAGGACGGTCAGCCACTGGCGCTTCATATCTTTCAGCAGCGGCTCATTGGGCAAAGTCGCGGCGAGCCGGTTCTGGCACCGATTATCGAGAAGTTCAAGCAGATCTCACGGTATTCCGAAGCTGAGATCACAGCTGCGGTCATAAATGCTTATTTTTCGATGTTTGTCACTTCGGAATCCGATATTTTCGGTGACGACATGGATGCCATCGAAGCGAATGACTCACCTACCCGTGAACGCGCACAGCCTCAGCGACAGATGGTGAAGTTTGGTCCAGGCAAGCTTGTGCGCCTTCTGCCTAACGAAAAGGTGAGTACAGCAGCCCCGGGCCGGCCCAACTCCAACTATGACCCTTTTGTCCAGGCCGTGATCAAGCAGATAGGGATCGGTCTGGGGCTTCCCTACGAAGTCCTTACTCAGCACTTTCAATCCTCGTACTCGGCGGCACGTGGGGCGATTCTGGAAGCCTGGAAGGCATTCAAGGCGAGGAGGGCCTGGCTCGTTTCCTCTTTCTGTCAGCCGGTCTGGGAATGGGTCATTGCCGACGCAGTTCGCGCAGGGCTGCTGGAAGCTCCCGGATTTTTCGAGAGCCCCCTCAAAAGAAAGCTCTGGCTTAGGACCCAGTGGTGCGGAAGCGAGATGGAGTCGATTGATCCCTTGAAGGATGCCAAGGCGCACGAGGTTAATGTCGCAAACGGTTTCGACTCGCGCCGCTCGATTGTGGAGGGACGCGGCCGCGATTTCGACAAGCTCATGCGGGAACTGGAAGAGGAAAAGACTTTCTTTGCGCCAGATCCTGAAAAAGTCGCGCAATCAAAGTTTGGTTGATCGACCTTTGTGAGGTGAATCCTCGCAGAAGTTGTCAAAGGTGGCGCAGAAACACTCAAGGCTGTTGCTTTAAAAAAGAGGCCGCTTTGATTGCAACCCCCGCTGATAATGTTGTGGTGAAGGCTTTCGAAGTCCTCAGCGTTGAAAAAACTGGGCTTCGGCCTAGTCCTCTTTAGTCCGCGAAATATCTGCCGAGCGAGTAAAGCACAAGAGGGACAACGCCCATAAAGGCGAACGCGAAGCTTACCCATCCGATATGCTTTTGGAAGCGATCGGGATAGGAGGGCGCCAATCTTCTCACTGTCACAGCAGCGAAAAAACTGCCAGCCAAGGCGATTATTGACGCCTCAAGCGTTGGTCCCATGGCTGATGCAATCCAGTACGAAGCAACGAATACAACAGTCGGAAGAAATCCTCTGAAGTCAGAAGCCGTCATAGGTCTTTGCATGCTATCGCCTTATCTTTTTGACATGTGTTATACCCATCAATCGCTCCCGCAGTGCCGCCAATTGCGCCACCAACAACAGCTCCGGCTCCGGCACCAAGGGCAGCGCCAGCGGCAGCACCGGGAGGTCCTGCAACATAAAAACCACCGGCAGCGCCGATCGCACCGCCTACCGTAGCACCTTTGCCGCCGCCGTCAAGAGCGCCTGAGAGGCCCTTTCCGAAAGCGTCATCCATACAGCTTGAGCTGCAGTAGATCTGAAGGGTTTCGCGGCCACCTTTCTGGATGTAAACCTCTTCGACGACAGAAAGAGTCGTCAGGTAGGCAAGCTGGCCGTTGCGTTCCACAAGCAGAAAAGGATTTCCACTCAGTTCACCATGTCCGAGAATTATTGCTGGAGTTTCAGAAAGAAGCGCAAAATCATCGTAGTTGATGAGAACGGCATTCCCATCAGCTGTCTGACGGTGAGCGATAGTCTCTTCCTCTTTCGCAGTTAAAAAACCATTCGACTCGGCAAATGCAGATGACGATAGGAATATTGCCAAACCCATACTGTAAAGGTACTTCATGATTTTTCTCCAAAGCAATGAAGCACCAAAGTTACCCTCAGAGTGGGAGGATTTTCAAGTTAATTTCCTTTGGTGAATATTTCGTAGACCTTGTCTTAGTGTCGTTTTCACCCCGAAATCTGAAAAAACCGCGCAATCTAAACTTCATAGAACCAATTGTC